AAGAATTTTTTAATGTTTCTACACTTGATCTAAAACTTTCAGCGTCTTTATATTCAATACTTTCTGCTAAACCTTTAAGTTTTTCAGATTCAGTTTCAGCAAGATCAGAAGATACATCATTGATAATATCTTGTCTTACATGATTTCCGATTGCCTGATTTAACTCAACGTTTTTCTCAATAGTTTGGTTAACTTCTTCTTTTAACTTCTCTATCTCAGCAGTTTGAGCCTCAATTACATCATACTTCTCTTGTGGAACGTTAATGTAGTGAGATTCAAATAAAGATTTAAGACCACCGATAAAGTCTTCAGTAATCTCAGCTCTTAAACCTTTCTCTATTGCCAATTCGTTTTCTTTCATCCACTCCTCGACAACATAGTTTAGATATGCGTCAACTTTTTCTACGATTTCAGATTTAGTTTCTTCAACTTTTTCTGCAACCTTAGTTTCGTATTCGCCTTCTAATTTCTCAATTTCTTCAACGAGTTTTGCTTTAACAGCAGCTTCAAATATAGTAGAAGCTTTTTGCTTAAATTCTTCAGATAAGTCTTCACCATCTGTAAGAGCAGCAACATCTTCTTTCATGTCCATATCTTTAACTTTGTCTTTAGCAGTCATTTCTTTTTTAGCTTCTTTTTCTTTATCAGCTACTTCAGAAACTTCTTTTTTCTTCTCATCATCTTTATCAGCAACTTCTTTGACTTCTTTTTCTTTGTCTTTTTCAGCTACTTCTTTCACTTCTTTTTTCTTCTCGTCTTCTTCTTTCTTCATTTCTTTTTCTTTGTCAGCGACTTCTTTTTTCATTTCTTTTTCTTTGTCGGCAACTTCCTTAACATCTTTTTTCTCTTTGTCGGCTTCTTCTTCTTTACCGTTTTTCTTGTCAAGGTATTTTTTAAGACCAGCAGGCATTTCACCTTCTTTCATATCTTCTTTATCTTTAGAAGCTTTCATCATTTCATCTTTTTTCTTTTCATCTTCTTTGTCTGCTACTTCTTTCATGTCTTCTTTTTCTTTATCTTTTTTCTCGTCAGCTTCGTTAGCATTACTATAAGTTGTTTTCTTAGGTTCTGCCTCAGCTTTTAGAGATTGCATTGCGTCAGCTGCTCCTGCACTTTTTTGTTGTGGGTCACCTGTAATATGGTTAACCCCTTGTGCGAAATCTACTTTTGCGTCAGTCGGTGAAGTGATTGCTTTGTTCATCACTTGCTGTACAGTTGCCTGTAAAGACTTTGCTGGTTCAGCTGGAGCTGCATTTTTCTTTGGCAAATCTGCCACAGTTTTATCAGCCATTGTTCTATCTCCTCAATAGTTTTACTTGTTAATTATTGCAATAATCACACCACTCCTATCGGAATGTGTTAATTACTATTTATAAAATTACAGCTTTTTAAGAAAAGATTCGAATACTTGAGCGTTCTTTTCTGCCCTTGCCATTCTCTCTTTACTTTCTGCTTGTAACTTTAATTCGTTTACTTCTTGCTCTTTCAAAATCCCATTATCCCAAACCCATTCTTTGCCTTCCATAATGCCTTCTACAAAAGCGTCTGGAGCACTAGGGTCTGCAACTATATCAGCTGCGGTTGCAAGGTAAAAATCGTCTTTAACTACATTAGCACCACCTACATTTGCAAGTGTGCCCATTCCTCTACTTGAAACACCTAATTTTGCACCCTCGTCAATTAAACTTTTCACTATTTTTCCATATGGGGTTTCTAAAATTCGTGCCTCACCTATAAAATTACTGCCTTCTGGATATAGAGCCTTTATCATGTGCGAAACTCTTTCTAGGTTTACCGTTGGGCCATCAGGATGACCAAGTTCGCCGAATGCTCTGTTTTTATTGATGAACTCTCTATTGTATCTTACAACTTCTTTTTGTAAGATTTCTTTAGGATAGATTCTTCCATTCCTATTTTTTACGTCTGATTGCATGAATATACCTTTAATGGCATAATTCTTTTTACCATTCTTTTCTTCTACGATATATTCTGCGTTTGATATTTCTTCGGTTATTAATTTCATTTGTATCTATCTCTAATTTCTCTCTAATATTTATACAAATTATTATCTAAATACCACTAAAATCGTATAATTATCACCTATTGCAAAATTTTTTGTAGATAATAAAACATCGCCTGTTGGTGTCGTTGCGTTGTTTGTTATCTCATTACCATCAGCACGTAAGTCCCAAAAACCTTGACCAGACAACAAAACTGCCGTTGCATTATCTGTACCATCCCATATCAATTCTACTGCTGATTTAGGGTTTGCAGTATTAATTGAATAAAAGATTTTTGATATTTTACGATTGCCGTCTTCGGTCATAAAAGTTGTTGCGCTAGCGTCAACTTTTTTAACTAAAGTTTCTCCTGTACCGTCAGAAAAATTAGTCATCTTAACGGCAAACTTTACGCCTGTCGTATCTGTTAATGTTTGTGTAGATACCGTGTCAGCCATGTTAGTGTCCTACGCCTACAGCAGTAGCACTTACAGCACCACTAGATGATATTGTATGCTTAGCATGTTTTTCAATAGTGATTTCATCGCCTGCTGTGTGTAACAAAGTTGTACCTAAAGTTGTACTACCATCTTTAACCGTAATAGTATTACTACCTGCAGTAGCAACTATTCTTACAAAGTGTGCTTTACCAATATCGTTATCAGATAAAGTACCTGCAACAGCTGATCCTTTTAGTATAAATGTTCCCATTTCTATCTCCTTAAAATTGTTAACGTTTCTTTATCAAAATACGTCATTAAATCTTGTTTACTTACACCAAATTGTTTTGCAGCTGTATTGACGTTTTTTTCAAAGTTTGATATTACATCTGCGTCTTTGTCAGCAGCTCTGAATATCATATCTACAGCACGCTTCATTTTAGGCGTAAGTTTATTGTATTGCCTAGTACGTTTGTAATCGTTGCCTTCAGTTATATTATCTTTGACAAAATTACTTAGCCACTTCATCACTTGCTACCTCTGGTGCAGGAGTTTCAGCACTTATATCATTACCACTAAACACATTCGCTTCTGGAGCGTCTGCGCCTTGTTGTCCTGTAAATACTGATCTTGCCACATCAACTTTAGCGTCATCTAAGGCTGCACTAACTTTATCTGCAAGAGCATTTTTTATATCATCTCCTGCCTGTTTAGCGTCACCTTGTTGTAGTGAATTAACAAACTTGTTTAAATTTTCTTTACTCATACTATTATTTATCTCCTATTACTTTTTTTCTTTAGGTGCTTCTGCCTTTTTTTCTTCTTTTTTAGGCTCGGGCTTCACTTCTTGTTTTTTAGGAGCAGGTTTCTTTTCTACGTAAGGAACGCCACCTGCACCATATCTAATTACTTCTTCCGACATCTTTTTCTCCTTCTTTTGGTTTTAATGTTGGTTCTTCTTTTTTACTGCCATTCGCTTCTTTACGAGGCGTGATGACAGGGACGGCTTGCTCGCCTTCTCCTTCAGAACCTTCTTCTTCAATTTGTTTATCAATTTCTTCAATTTCTGTTTCATTTTGTTTTAATATCTTGGTTCTTATATACTCGTTAGAGAAATATTTACCAACATACCCTTCTAATTGTTGAGCAAGTTGCACTCTTTCTCTCATCATTTCGCTGTGCTTCAATTCGGCAAAATAACCATCTTGTAAGAAAGAATATGTAATATCGCCTTGCATACTATCCCATTCTTCAGGTGCAATGACGCCTTTTAAAATCAATTGTGTTTTCAATAGATCATGGAAAAGCATACAGAATTTTTTACGTAGTCTGCCTACAAATTTAGTAAACTTAACTTCATCTCTACTAATTTCAGCTGCACGACCTAGATTAAATCCTTGACCGCCTTCTAATCTACTGATTGGTATATTAAGTGAACGATATAGTTTCTTTTGGAAGTATTCTATATCTGCAATCTCACCTAAATTTTGACCACCTGGTAAAGTAGTAATTTCAGTACCTCTCCCACCTTCTCTACGAGGTAACCAAAAGTCTTCTAACATACTCATATAGTTTCTGTCATCTCTTATTTCACCAGTACTTGCGTCATATACAAGTTTGTTTCTATATCTAGCCATAACATCTCTTAAATATTGTTCAGCCTTGATTTTAGGTAAGTTACCTACATCAATATAGAATATTCTTCTTTCTGGTGCACGAGCAATTCTGTATATTACAACAGCGTCTTCAATCATTCTTAATTGATTGACAGGTTTAATTGCTTTATGTAAATAAGATAAAACTTGATTGTGAGTCTGATCTACTAATCCAGACGGACAAAATGCAATAGCGTCTGTCGCTATTCTTAACCCACCTGCGTTTGATGTAGCAGTAGGGTGTATTCCTCTTTCGTTGAATATATAATATTCTTGGAATTTGTTTTCAAAAGCAAATGAAGAAGGCATACCATCTGTTCTTTGCTTTCTAACCTCTCTAATCTTTTTAATTTTACGAGGGTCTATATATCTTAATTCTGTTATCCCTAATCTAGGACTATCTTTATCTATAATTTTATGATAGTACATTCTACCATCTACGTACCATCTTCTAAAGATGTCATGTCCTTTTATATCAAAGTTTAATAACTTTAATACTTCTAAAAAGGATTCTCTTATTTTCTTTTTGATTGATTCGCTGTACTCTATTTTACTTAAATCTAGTTGTACAGATTGTTGATTTTCATTAGATACAATTGCTTCTGAAATTATATCTTCAATTGCGAGGTCGCACTCGGGATGTAGTGCTACTTCTCTATATCTTCTTATTAAGTCTAGCTCGTTTCTAGCCGTTACATCAAATCCACCGTAAGACGCAAAGAACCCACCAGCAGGGACGGTTTGTGTACCGTCCTCCGCTTGTGGTGGAACTATGTTTTGTCTTGCATCGGTTGTAGCGGTTTTTGTACGCTCTATCTTAAACCCGAATAGTTCAGCCATAATTTAGTTTCTCCTGTTACTATTAATACTTATATCGGTATTAAGTAGTAGTGTTTGTTTCAAAGTATTGGTATCTATGTGTAGCAGTAAAACTCTCTACGGAGTTGTTATCACTATACGATAGAGCAATATCATCCAGAGTTGTTGGAAACATTCCTCTGAACGTGTATGATTTAATCACGTTACCATTTCGGTCTAACTGATCTACAAATGCGTCAACTTGATAATCAACAGGATTTACTAATCCTTCGTTATCTGACATATTGTTGATACCGTTTAACCATCTTTCGTATGCGTTTCGGATTAAGAAGTTTGTATCATTTAAGATAGTTGTAGTCCATGTAGCAAATGTTCTATCACCTGCAACATATAACTCCCTACCTCTAAATGGTATTGCAACTTCCGTTACCGTCATACCAGGTAAAGATGTAGATGTAGTTAAGAAACTCATAGTTTCTGTTTCAGCACCCACACTTGCGAAACCTGGGAAAGGCATTGTTACTCTAAACTGATTGGCACGAGCTCCACCGCCTCTTAACTTAGCTTTAAAGTCATTTATATTTGGCATGTGTTTATCCTCCTACCACTTCTTCAAATGCAACGCCTGATCTTGTCGCAACGAATTGTAGTTGTATAAAGTTAATTGATCTATTTGGTTTAACAAATATATCTGCTCTAAACTCATTTCTATCAATGACATCGGAAGTATTGTTAGAAGAATCACAAGTAACTAAAAAGTCTGTAACTCCTCTTCTACCTTGTACATCTCTTAAAAATGGTTCAACTATGTTTCTAAATTGAGCTCTTGTAAACTCGTCATTAAATTCAAATAGTTGAAATTTAGAAGCAGTTGATATTGCCTTCTCCAAAGTAATAAACAATCTTCTTACGTTTATTCTATCAAATGCACTCGGCGTAGATAATCCAGTTTTATCACCAAACAATAAAGTACCTTGTCCTGGTAATGTTACAACTGGGTTGATTCTAGCTCTGTACAATTCATCTCTTTGTGATTTAACTGGGTTGTAAGCAAGTTTAACTGCACCTCTAATTACTCCTCTGTTGAAACCAGCAGGTGAGAACCATGAGTCTGCGATTAAGTCTGTTCTTGCAGCCAATCCAGCAATGTCTCCATTCAATGGAACATATCTAAATACATCATTGTATTTGTCGTATGTATATTTGTATCCACTATCAAATACTATGTATGATGATGATCTAATACCATCAAAAAACCCTTTTACGTTAGTTGTTTGAGTAGTACTATTAGTTACGTTAACTACGTCTGCTCTTTCAGGAGAAGCAAATACTATTGC